GCAACTGTAGAGATTTCAGAGGAAGCTGCCCGTCATATTTTTGGTTACGGTAAAGAAGATAAGACCACCCACTTGGCTAGGTTGGGTTGGATAAAAACCGCTAACGATCTTCAAGAAGGTTTGAATCGTTTAGCACAATGGGATTTCTCCACACAACCGCCAAAAAAGAACCAATCGTTATCCCCGTTGGTGGAAAGAGTACCCCTACCTTCCCAAAAGAGGGCGGGGGGAAAAGTCCTCTCGGTGGCAGCATGACTTATGGAGTTTAAATGGCAACTCTTTCGGCTTACATTACGGAAGTCAGACGATTACTCCACGATGCAAACGGTAATTTTTATACCGACCAACAATTAACTGATTACATTAATAGCTCAAGAGAGCGTGTAGTCCGTGATACTGGATGTCTTAGAACAATCCAGATCGTACAAACACCTTCTAAAGTTCCAGCTACATCAGCTTTGAATGGTGTAACGCCAGCAAACCCAACTGCCTGGCAAGCAAATACTAGCTATACAACTAGCCAATTTATTTTTAGTAATATCTTTATTTATCAAGTTACTACGGCTGGTACTTCGGGCGCTACGCCACCACCTTACCCACAAAGTCAGCAAAACAATATTACCAATTACCCGCCATCAACTGAGTTTTTTAACGGTACGGCTGGATTAACTTATGTGGGTAACTGCGAAAACATTTACTACGCAGCAATGCCATCTGGCGACAGAACGCTTGATATTATTAATATCAACCTATACTGGGGTAATACCCGTGTACCATTAGACTACTTAGCTTGGACAGACTTCAATGTGCGTTTACGCTTTTGGCAAAACTACATTGGCAGACCATTGGCATTTAGCAATTACGGGCAAAGCAATATCTATATTGGTCCAATCCCAGATGAAGCCTATCAGCTTGAAATTGATACGGTTATCTTGCCGTTGCCATTAGTAACTGCTAATGAGGTTGATACAATCAAAGATCCATACACCAGCTCAATTAAGTTTTATGCAGCGTATTTAGCCAAATACTACGAGCAAAGCTATGGTGAAGCTGAGATTTATAAACAAGAGTACAACAAGCAAACTGCATCGGTACTTACTTCCGTATTTACCCGCAGAATCCCAACACCCTATAGCTCACCTTACTAGCCATGGCAGCAGCGGAACAGAAAAAGTCCTATGCCGTTATTAAACAGTTTAGAGGGCTAAACACCAAGGCTAACCGTACAGCCATTGATGAGAGTGAATTTAGCTGGATTGAAAATGCACAGCCTATTGGCTATGGCAACATAAAAATTATTCCTTCAAATAGCAATGTGCTGGCTGGCGCAAATACCGTTGTTTTTGCCAATACCGTTACCCATTTATCATCGGTCAATATTGGTTTAAATGATTATGTTGTTGCTTTTATGCAAAATGGATCAGCCCAGTTCTTTAATATCACAACCGACACTTTTGGCAATATTGCATCACCTGGCACATTTTCTTCTAGCGGTGTTCAGATTACCCAATGGAATAACGAGCGTATGCTCATCCTTGATCCTACCAAGGGTTACTTTAATTGGGATGGCAATAATGTTGTAACTATTGGATCAGTCGGTACGATAGGAATTGTTAATCAAGGATCAGGTTATACCGAAGCTCCTACCGTTACTATTTCTGGTCCAGACCAAACGGGCGGTGTCCAAGCTAACGCTACATCTACCATCTCTACAGGAAATGTCGTTACATCGGTAGCTGTTACCAATGCGGGTACTGGATATACTAATGCTGCTAATTTAACCGTTACCTTTACGGGCGGTGGTGGCGGTACAGGCGCTAATGCTGTAGCTCAACTTTTTAGCTTCCAGACTGGTACGCTGTCTTTGGTGGTTATTAACGAGGGTTCTGGTTATACCAACGCAGCTAATACCATTGTGACTATCTCTGGTGGAGGTGGATCAGGAGCAACAGCTGTACCGATCGTGGTCGGTAATGTGGTCACCCAAGTCATTATGACTAACCTGGGATCAAACTACACTAATGCTGCCAATGTAACGGCAACGGTATCTGGTGGCGGTGGTAATGGAGCAGTCTTGCAAGCCATTGTTAATTCTGAACCAAATGTGGGCATAGCGAGCTTTTCTGGGCGTGTTTGGATTGCTAGTGGTCGTACAGTCTATTACAGCGCTGCGGGGTCGTATAACGACTTTACAAGCGTTTCTGCTGGATCGGTAACGCTTACTGATTCTACGCTGCATGGCAACATTATTCAGCTATTAACAGCCAATAACTTCTTATACATTTTTGGTGATAATTCCATCAATGTGTTTTCCGATGTGCGGGTAACTAATGCTGGTACTACCCTTTTTACCAATACCAATGTGAGCGCATCGGTGGGTTCAGAGCTTAAAAACGCTATATTCCCGTACTTTAGATCAGTCTTATTTATGAATGACTATGGGGTATATGCCTTAGTCGGATCAACAACCTCTAAATTATCTGATGCCTTAGATGGGGTTTTCCCTAATATTGACTTTAGCAACCCTGTTTATGCGGGTCAAGTGTTGTTAAACAACATCTTATGCGCTGTATTTAACTTTAGATATAACGATACAACCTTTACAAACAGCTATCGGTATGTCCAGGCGGTGTTTTTTGAGAAAAAATGGTTTATATCAAGCCAAGGTAATGATCTTAAATACATTACTTCTGTGCCTGAAGCTGGACAAATTAAGTTATACGGGGTTTCAAACAATCAATTAGTGCAACTTTATAGCGACACTACTAGTCTTTTAACTTCCCGTATTCAAACTGCATTGTTACCGTTAACCGATCCAATTCGCACCAAGCAAGCGCTTAAATTTGGTATTGAAGCAACCTTGTCGGCTGGCGCAGAATTTGATGTCACGGTAGATTCTGAGCTTGGATCTAGCTCACCATACGAGCTTGGTAATTATGTGACTTGGTACAATAATTCCAATGTCACAATTCCTTGGATAAATAATAGTTCTACAGTAATATCATGGGTATTTACTAATGGTTATTATTTATACAAGTCAGATGCTCAGCAATGGGGTAAATATTTAGGGTTAACCATGACATCCAATTCAGCGGGTTTTGTGGTTAATACATTTGAACTTGAACATGAATTGAGAGTGAGGTTCTAAAAATGCCAGTACCATATACATTCGGCACAGCGACAACTTCGATCCCGTTATCGAACCTGGATGCCAACTTTAATACGCCAGTTACCATCGGATCGACCACAGTAGGTCTTGGAAACACGACTACTACTTTAGCTGGATTGTCTAATGTCAGCACAACATTGTTGGTGGCTACAACTGCCAATATAACCACACAAAATGTTACAACATCTAACCTTACTAATCTAACAGTTACTAACGATGCTTCTATATCAGGTCTTACTGTTGGTAAGGGAACTGGAACAAACATACAAAGCACAGCGGTAGGTGCTAATGCTTTGGCTGGCTCAAACTCTACAGGCTACAACACGGCTATTGGTTCTAATGCCCTTAATGCGAACACAAGTGGCGGGTTTAATGTGGCTATAGGTGCTTCGGCATTAGTTGTAAACACTACAGGTTCAGCAAGTGTAGTTGTGGGTCAAGGTGCTGCCCAATTAAATACTACAGGCGGTTCTTTTGTTGCTGTAGGGCAAGATTCTTTAAGAAGCAACACAACTGGTTTTTACAATGTTGCGTTAGGTCAAGCAGCCCTTTACTCTAACACCACCGCATCTAACAACACAGCAGTAGGTTATCAGGCTGGATATAGCAATACTACAGGAATAGAACATACTGCCATTGGTCAAGGCGCTTTATTTAGCAACACTACTGGTAGTGCTAATACAGCATTAGGTAGATTTTGCTTAAACGCAAATACTACAGGTCAGTTTAATTTGGCTGCTGGTAGCAATGCAATGGATGGCAACACCACAGGTAATGACAATGTGGGAATGGGAAGGCTTGCATTACGCACTAATACTACAGGCGGTAACAATACGGCTGTTGGTAGTAATGCTATGCTTTCAAATACTACTGGCAGCAATAATGTAGCAATAGGTGTGCAAGCTCTTTATTCTAATACTACAGCTTCTACAAATACTGCTGTAGGTTTACAAGCGTTATATTCCAACACTACTGGAACACCGAATTCTGCTTTTGGTAATTCAGCTTTGCGCTCAAACACTACTGGAGGTTTTAACAACGCATTTGGTTCTACTGATTTATCAGTTTCAGCTGGTGCTTTATATTCAAATACTACAGGTGTTGCTAATAATGCTTTTGGTAATGCTTCATTAGGCTCAAACACCACAGGAAGTAATAATTGCGCTTTTGGGCATCAATCCCTTGTAAACAACACCACAGCATCACAATCCACAGCAGTAGGTTATCAATCTTTTTATACATCTAATAGAACTGCTGACACAAATGGATATAACACAGGGCTTGGTTTTCAGTCAGGGTATTCTGCTACAACTGGCAACTTCAATACTTTCATAGGTCAATCTGCTGGTTATTTTGTTACAACTGGTCAAGTAAACACCTTCTTAGGTTCTGCTTCAGGTTCGCAAGTGACCACAGGTTCTAAAAACACTATTATTGGTCAATATAGTGGAAACCAAGATGGCTTTGACATTCGTACAGCATCTAAATATGTTGTCATATCTGATGGCGATGGTGAAAGGGTTTTAACCGCAGCTAGGGGTAGCAGTTTAGGGTTAAATGATGCAACTCCACAATTCGGCACAGGCATCACATTCCCAGCAACCCAAAACGCTTCATCTAACGCAAACACACTAGATGATTATGAGGAAGGTACTTGGACACCAAATGATTCTAGTGGTGCTAGTTTAAGCCTTACTGTTTTTGATGCTAGATATACAAAAATAGGAAGAGTAGTTCAATGTTATGCTCAAATAACTTATCCATCTACTGCTAACGGAAATACTGTAAAGATTGGTGGGTTTCCTTTTGCAAGTGCAAGTACTTTAGTTGGCGGTGCTTACGGAGCGATTACTGGTTATACAAATTATTCAGAAGCTACTTGGTTAGTAAACCCAAACAGCGCAACCAGCGATGCTTACAATCTTGCTGGTGCAAATATTACAAATGCAACTGTTTCGGGTAAACAATTTCGATTAACTTGGATTTATGAATCTAATTAACTAGACCAGATTAGTCTAGTCGGACACTTAAAGGAGATTTAAAATGGCATTAACTAAAGAAACAGTTGTAGACCAAATTACAGTAGTAGAAAATGGCACAGTTTTGTACCGTGAAGCTACACGCATTATGGAAGATGGCACACAATTAAGCCAAACTTACCACCGTAATTCACTTGCACCTGAAGCTGACTTAACTGGTGTACCAGCCAATGTTGCCGCTATTTGCAACTTAACTTGGACACCTGAAGTTATTGCTGCTTATAAAGCACAGCAAGAAGCCAATAAACCTGTTGGAGAACAAGCATGATTGATGCTCAAAAAGTAACCGCAGAAGAAATTGATCGCCATTACTCAGCAGCAATGGATTCAGTAAACCTCATCAATGCTGGCAAGCCAGAGAAAATGGAAGCAGACGAATGGGCTGACTGTCTAGTTCGTAATGTTGAGCATTTAAAAATAATGGTAGCTAAAGACTTTATGCAAGATCAAGATTTAGCACCGTTAAAAGCAGCAATCACAAAAGGTAGTAAGTAATTTTTTATAGGGGATAAACATGGAAATTAAATTAACTTTAGATGTAAATGCTGTGAACTATATTTTGCAAACTCTTGGTAATCTTCCTAGCCATACTGGTGCTTGGGATTTGATTAAGACCATTAAAGAGCAAGCAGATCCTCAAGTTCCAGCGCCATCTGAGGATACTGTCCAATAAGGAGAGCGCTTTGGGAATCAATGCTTTTACAAAGACTGGCAATACGGTAGTTTTTGCTGCATCTACCTCAGCGCCCACGCCCGTTCAATGTGTATCAAGCACATTGGGCGGGAATCAGTACCGCATAATCAATTCTGGTACGGTTACTGTATTTTTAGGCTTTGGCAATTCTGCTGCTAATGCTACGGCATCGGCTTTGGTGGTTAGCACAACAGCGCCATCTTTTCCGTTATTGCCTGGCACAGATGAGATTTTAACTTTTGTGCCAAACGCTTACTTTACTGGTATCACATCTAGCGGTTCTGCCAATGTTTACATCACACCTGGCGATGGAATGTAACTATGTTAAAAACAGTCAGCTCAGTAACTAATGCGATCGGTGCTTTAAATTACAAAGGCACTTGGGATGCGCAAAATAACACCCCTACTCTTGTTTCTAGTGTCGGAACAAAGGGTGATTATTATGTAGTTTCTGTAGCTGGAAATACCGATTTAAATGGCATAACGCTATGGGGTGTCGGTGACTGGGCGGTATTCAATGGATCTATCTGGCAAAAAGTCGAGGGTGGCGACACAGGCAATTTTACAGCGATTACGGTTACTGGGCTTACGGGGTATATGTATGCAAATAACTCTAGCCCTGTTACTGCTAGTACAAGTATCCCTATTGCATCTGTTAGTGGCGCAGTTGCAAACACAATTAATGTTCTCGCTGGTACTGGTCTTTCTGGTGGCGGTAGCCTTGCTAGCAATGTAACTTTAAATATAGCAAATACGACAGTCACTTCTGGAAACTATGGATCTGCAACGCAAGTCGGTACTTTTACTGTCAATGGACAAGGACAAATTACAAGTGCATCCAATGTAGCCATTGCTATTGCCAATACTGCAATTACCAACGGCAATATTACCCTAGGTAACACGACTGTTGGCTTAGGAAACACAGCGACTACAGTTGGAAATTTAACTCTTACGAATGTGACCATTCCTAGCGGAACAATGAATGTGTCAATTATTAACAGCACAGCCAATGTTACCGCTAATGCAACCTTCTTAACTTCTAGCTTACCGCTTGTTCCAGAGGGGTATGTTGTTATTACTCTAAATGGCGTAGCTAAAAAGATACCTTACTACTCGGTCTAATAATGGATATAAGCACAAACTTACTGATTGACGAAACAAGGGCAAAGTTCAACACCCATGAAGCCGTGTGTGAATTGCGTTATGACAGTATTTGCGCCAGATTAAAACGAATTGAAACAATATTAATTGGTTCAGCAGCTTTTATTGTAGCTTCTTTAGTAACTATTGCGTTAAAACTACACTAATGGACTTTGAAACTCTTTCTACCGTCAAGTTTGGGGATGTTGATTCCCTGGGAGAGTTCCTTTTTGAGAACGGTACGCAACATAAACTGTTCCAAGAAACATTTATGGACCAAGGTATCTCTGTACCAGTCTATCCAATCACCGATGCTAGCGTTGACAACCTAGATGACTGGTTATTGGCTCACCAAGTAGAGCATCAAGCATTTGCAACCCTGTTAAACCTCAATAATCCTTTCAATTTACTCGATGTGGACTTCAATAATGAGGAAGATTTCTACGATTGGATCGCTTCACACCTCTATATTCATCAACAAATTGCTGCTGGACTAGGACTATAAACTATGGCTACAAAACCACTCTCCCCCCCACCAGAAAAAATGGATTTTCAACCAAAAGAAATTGATGTAGAAGTCATGGATTTGGTGAAAAGAAAAGGTAAACCTGAACAACCGCCTGAAGTCGAGAAGGCTAAAGCAGAGCTGTTAAAGGTTATTAAAGATCAGCAAATTGATCCAATGAAGCTCATTCGTGCTGGTCAGCTAGCCGAAGCAGCCCTAAGCGATGCAACCATGTATCCAATGGCTGTTGAAGTAGCCATTCGGGAAGGATTGATTACCCCTGAAGATGTAGGTGACGAAGGTATCAACTACAAATTACTAGCTAATGGCATCACGGCTGGCATGATGGTTCAAGAATTAATGGATGAAGGTCGCCTGTAATGCACATTTACTGCATCCATCCTGATTTAGTCGAAGCAACCTGGGATTCTGTTGAGGGTTTTTTGGCTGATGGCATTGCAGAATACGATGCAGAGTACAATATTGCACAATTAAAAAGTCTTTTAGTATCAGGCACTTGGAGATTGTTTGCAGCCATTGATAGCAATAACAAAGTTCATGGCGCTTCAGCAGTTTCGTTTATAAATTACCCCAATGCGTATGTTGCATTTATTTGCTCAATTGGTGGCAAGATGATTGTTAATAAAGAACTTGTCAGCCAATTCAAAGACTTATTAAAATCGTATGGTGCAGACCGTATTCAAGGT